ACACGAGGACTATCTAGAATATCTGTTGGTGAACAAGACTGTTTATATCTCGGTAATTTAAAAGCCAAAAGAGATTGGGGTCATGCAAAGGACTATGTTGAAGCAATGTGGTTAATGCTTCAGCAAGATGAACCAGACGATTATGTTATTGCTACTGGAGAACAATACTCAGTAAAAGATTTTGTTGAAAAGGCAGCACCATATTTTGGTTTTAATATAGAATGGAGAGGTGAGGGTAAAGATGAATTTGGATTTGATTTGGTTTCTGGTAGTTCTGTAATTAGAACTCATGAAAGATATTTCAGACCAGCGGAAGTTGAGTCTCTTCTTGGAGATTCTACTAAGGCAAAAGAAAAATTAGGTTGGGAACCAACCACAACATTTGATGAATTAATTGAGGACATGTGTATCTATGGGCAGTGATTCGAAAATTTTTGTAGCAGGACATAAAGGACTTGTTGGTTCTGCAATCGTTAGACATTTAGAGGAACAAGGTTTTACAAACATCATAACTGTTGATCGTTCTCAGTGCGATTTGACAAATCAAAAAGATGTGAAAATGTTCTTTATGATGGAACAACCTGAGTATGTATTTCTTGCAGCAGCAAAGGTTGGTGGTATTGGTGCAAACTCAGAGTATCCTGCTGATTTCATATATGAAAATCTAATGATTCAATCAAATGTAATCAGTTCTGCAGCAATGGTTGGTGTTGAAAAGTTATTATTTCTTGGTTCATCTTGTATCTATCCTAAGTTTGCTAAACAACCAATCACAGAAGATCAATTGTTGTCAGGTTATCTTGAACCTAGTAATGATGCATATGCAATTGCTAAGATAGCAGGTATTAAAATGTGTCAGGCATATCGTAAACAGCATGGGTTGAATGCGATTGCTGTAATGCCAACCAACTTATACGGACCGAATGATAATTTTGATCATAATGATGGTCATGTTTTACCATCTTTAATTTCTAAGTTTGATGGTTCGTTAGAAAAGAGTAAGCACTGGGTTGTTAAATTATGGGGTGATGGTTCTGCAAGGAGAGAGTTTTTACATGTTGATGACTTAGCATCAGCATTATTGATTTGTATGGAAAGATATGATAGTGAAGACATAATCAATATAGGAACAGGGGAGGATGTTACAATTAAAGAACTTACAGAGATGATAGTGGATGTCGTAGGTTATAAAAATGATTATGAATGGGATACATCAAAACCAAATGGAACACCAAGAAAAGTTTTGAATGTGGATAAAATTAAATCATTAGGATGGGAACCAAAAATTAATTTAAGACATGGTATTGAGTCTACATATGAATGGTATAGGAGAAATAAAGTATGATTGGATTTAATCATTTAGGAAGATTGGGAAGGTTTGGAAACCAGATGTTTCAGTATGCTGCACTGAGGGGTATTGCTGCAAACAATAATACAAATTTTTGTCTACCATATTACAAAGAACCTGTGGATGATGGTTTAGGTAATATGAATCAAACTGAATTATTTAATTGTTTCAACATGAAAAGTGTTTCACAATTAAACATTCAAAGCATCGATTATCGTAGACCTGTAGTTCCTGAGAGTGGATTTAATTTTGATGAGAAAATATTTAATGTAAGTGATTGGGTTTCTTTATATGGTTTCTTCCAGAGTGAAAAATATTTTAAAAACGTAGAAGATATAATTCGTGAAGACTTTATTTTTAAACCTGATATATCACACCCGTGTCAAGATATGATGCAAGGTGTATTGGAACAAGGTAAAGTAGTAGGGTTACATGTTCGTAGGACAGATTATCTAACTAATCCTAATCATCATTTTGTTGGAATAGATTATTATAAAGAGGCACTCTCTAAGTTTCCAAAAGATGTACAGGTAATAGTATTTTCTGATGATTCTAAATGGTGTCTTGAGCAAGAATTATTTTCTGATGATAGGTTTATGGTTTCTGAAAATGATAGTGGATATGTAGATATGTGTCTTATGTCTATGTGTACTGATTTTATTATATGCAACTCAAGTTTTTCTTGGTGGGCAGCATGGTTAGGTAATCGTGGTAGAGTGATAGCACCAAAGAATTGGTTTCCAGATGATAAAGATACATCTGATTTGTATTGTCCACATTGGGAGGTTTTATGAAGGTAGCAATTTCATTCATAGGAACAAATAAATATCTCAACTTTCTACCACAATATTATGAGAACATCGAAAAATATTTTTTACCTAAATCTGAGAAGACAATACTAGCATTTACCGATGGACAGTTAAATGAAACTCCCGAAAACCTCAAAGTATTCGTACAGGAACACCTTGATTGGCCGTTTATTACACTCAAAAGATTTGAGATCATTAACAAGGCAAGAGAGATTATTTCTGACCACGACTGGTTTGTTTTTATTGACGCTGATGCTCTCGTTGTGGATAGGATAGATGAGGATGAATTCTTCACAGACAAACCTTTGTTTGGAGTACATCACCCATGTCACTTTTTAAAAATGCAACCACATACAGAATCACCAGGTGCATACGAACAGAATCCAAAGTCTGAAGCATATGTTGATTTGTCTAAAGGATTACCAGATATCTATTGGCAGGGTTGCTTGTGGGGTGGACAAGTGCCACAAGTTTGTGATATGATAGATGATCTACAGGCAAGAATCAATCGTGATTTAGAAAATGATATAGTTGCTGTTTGGCATGATGAAAGTCAGATCAATAAATATTTTTTAGAAAGAATAACTGACGTTCATACTTTTGATTCTTCGTATGCATTTCCTGAAGTATTTGAATCTTATTGTAACTTTTCTCCAAAGATAGTACATCTTGCAAAAGATAATTCTGTGTATCAAAAATGAATATTACAAACAAACTTATTACTAATAGTGATTTAATCTATTTTAATGATTACCTTGATAGAACTGATTTGAGAGAAAAATATGGAGAAAGACCAGATTCTCTTTGGTATAAACCAGATTGTTATGCTAAATGGGCATCATGTTTAATGATGTTTGATAATATACAGAGACCTGCGATGAAGGTTGTTGATCTTGGTGTTGGTGATGGTCCTATAGCTCATATAATTTCCCATCAAGGATATGATGTTGTAGGTGTTGATTTAACTAGAGTAAATCATCCATATCAAAGTTTAGTTGTTATGGTATTGAAAGATGCTGTAGAATTTCTTAAAGAATATGAAGATGAATCAGTCGATGTGTTTTTAGACAGTTGTTCTGTAACTCATTTTAATTTTACTAGTAACACTAATGATGGATGGGCAAGTGTTTTTAAATCAGTTAAAAGGATATTAAAACCTGGTGGATACTTTTTAGTGTCATCTGATATTAAATTTGAGCAAGATGCAAAAGGAGAGTTTATTAGTCCAGAAACCATTGTTAAAACTGCTGAAGAATATGGGTTGACATTAACCTCGGAATTTGATTATAATAGAGAGGATGCTATAAGTAGATCTGAGAATGTAGGTATTCTTGGTGTAGCAAATTTTTGTTTTAGGAAAACATGATTAAACTTGTAATTCTTGACGTTGACGGTGTAATGACCGATGGGAAAAAATACTATGACCGTGATGGTAATGTTGTTTTAAAAAATTTTTGTGATAAAGATTGGACTGCCATTAAACGTTTCCGTGCCATAGGTATTCCTGTTGTGTTTTTAACAGGAGATCCTTTTAATGCAACCATATTAAAAAATAGAAATCTACCTTATGTTGTCAATAGAGGTGAGGGTTTTCATAGAGATAAAGTTAATTTTATTGATGATATTCTTGAAGAGTATGATTGTGAATTATCAGATGTAGTTTATCTTGGTGATGATTTGTTTGATTATGGTATAATGAATGTTGTAGGACATCCATATTCTATGGAAGACTCTCCTACAATACTTCAAAATATTTCTGTACCTCTTTCATGTAAAGGTGGGGAGAATGCGATAATGTATCTCTTTGAAGATTTAGAAGAACTTGGAATTATTCCTAAAGTTCCATATGATGTTGTTATGGATAAAATTTATGAACTTGATTTGAAGGAAAAATTTTAATGAAAGATATTTCTTTGTATGGACATCTAACTATTGATACAATATTGGATGGTGAATCTGAAAAGAAAACATTAGGATCTATGGGTAATGTCTGGAAGGCACTCATAGAATTAGATTCATCTTTAAATATTGCATTATCTCCTATAGATATTGGTCAAGCTTTAATTTATATTGATCGTAATTCATCACAAAGATATTCTAAAGCAACACTTAATCTTCAACAAAGTAGAGCGAGTGTACACACGTCAAAGATACATCATCTAATATACTTAAATGAAATGAGTATAACTAATTTTATACCAACTTTAGATGGTATAATAACTGCGGATGTATGTCCTGGTAAAAAATTAAACAAGGATTTATTACAACATGTAGATTATCTTTTTATATCTGATGAAGATTGTGACGACTTTTCTGGTTTAGTAGAAGCAACAAAGGGATGGGTAATATTACATCACTCTACAGGAAGCACATTTTCAAATGGTGATAAGGAATATTTTTGGAAATTACCAGAAGATAAAATTCTTGACAATGTAAATGTATTAGGTGCTGGTGATATATTTGCCTCTTGTTTTCTTTATAAATTACTACAAGGGGGACAAGACATCAATCAGTTTATTGAATTTGCTCATTTAAAAACCTCTGAAATTATTCAACATTATTCAAAATGAAACCAAACATTCTTGTTCCGATGGCAGGACTCGGAAGTAGATTTATCAAAGAAGGATTTAAAGTTCCGAAACAAATAATTAATATTAAAGATAAGCATCTAATTGATATTTCATTAGATTGTTTGAACTATAAAGATTGTAATTTAATATTTGTGTTAAGAGATGAGCATGTATATAATCATCACATGGATGAACTTTTAATAAAAAAGTTTGGTGCTGATATTAGTATTGTAGTTCTTGATCAACTTACAGACGGATCTGTATGTAGTTGTTTATTTGCTGAATCACTTATAGACAATGATGCTCCTCTAGTAATTCATACTTTAGATATAGAATTTCGTCCAGTGTTTGATCCTCATGTTATGGAAACACTTGATGCTGATGGTTTAATACTTACATTTAAATCTAACTCTACAAATTATAGTTATGCTCAACTTGATAAGGATGGTAATGTAACTAAGACTGCAGAGAAGAAAGCTATAAGTCCTAATGCATGCGTTGGCATATATGGATTTAAAAAAGGATCTGATTTCTGCAAATATGCTAGAGAAATGATTGAAAGAGATCTCAGAACCAAGAACGAATTTTATATTTCACCATTGTATAATGTTCTTATAGAAGATGGTAAAAAAATAATAACTGAAAGTGTAGATAAGATGCACATCTTTGGAACTCCTGATGAGTATCATTTTTACAAAAATAATGTAGTTCAAAAAATTGGAGATAAACCCATAGCACTTTGCTCTGATCATTCTGGGTTTGATGCTAAAGAAACATTTAAAGAAATATTAGAATCTAACAAATTAGAATACATTGATTTTGGAACTATCCTAAACAAAGATTGTGATTATAGAGATTACATAGCTCAAGCATCCAAAGCAATACAGGAGAATGATTGTCACTTTGGATTCGGATTCTGTAGATCAGGACAAGGTGTAAACATATGTGCCAACAAGTATAAAGGAATTAGGTCTGCTTTAATATATGATGAGTATGCAATGGAGATGTCAATTCGACATAACTGTGCTAATTTCTTTGCGATACCCTCTAAGAATACTGATAAAGAAACTCTTGAGTTGTATTTAAAAATAGCTCGTGAAAATAGTTTTGATGGTGGTAGACATCAAATTAGAATACAGGAATTAGAATGAAGCAATCAAACATAAACAATTTTAAAGGTGGATGGTTTGTTGGAGATTTTGACCCATCAATTTTTAAGAATCCATTTTTTGAGGTGGCACATCATAAACATGAAAAGGGTTGTGAAACTTTTCCTCATTATCATAAGGTGACACAGGAATTAAACTACATCATCAAGGGTGAGTTAATGGTTTCTGGTAAACATCTTAAGACTGGTGACATGTGGATTTACGAAGCAAATGAAATCTCTGATGTAGAATTTTTAGAAGATAGTGAATTGATGATTGTGAGATGGCCATCTATACCCTCTGATAAATATGCAGCATGAAAATAATATGTCATAGAGCTAACTTAAATGGATCTGAATCTTCGTTAGAAAACAAACCAGAACAAATTGACAGATGTATTAATTTAGGTTATGATGTTGAAGTAGATGTAAGATATGATTCTCTAACTCAGGTATTTTGGTTGGGACATGATGAACCAAAATTTAAAATCAGTTGGAAGTGGATGGCAAATCGTCATAGACATTTGTGGATTCATTGTAAAGACATTACAACATTATATGAATTTACAAAATACAGTCATGCAGGATATCAATATTTTTGGCATCAAGAAGATGACTTTGCTCTTACAAGTAATAATTACATCTGGACTTATCCTGGTAAACCATATACACCAAATACTATTATGGTAATGCCAGAGACATTTATGAGTATAGATGAAATTAAAAATTTAAAAACATATAATTGTTATGGTGTTTGTACAGATTATCCATCAGAATTAATATGAAAGTAGCACTATGTTTTTCAGGACAACCAAGATTTGTAAATGAGTGTTCTGACCTCATAATTAATAATGCAATTCAAAACTATGATGTTGACGTATTTGCACACCTATGGTTTGATGATGATTTAAAAAATAAACCATATAAACATGGTGGTGATGGTGGTTGGGAAAAACAAAGAATATCTAATAATGCAGTCGATGATTTTATAAAGTTATATAATCCAAAAGATATATTGGTTGAACCAAGTAGATTTTTTGGTGACCCTGATTTAGATAAAGATTTTGAAAAGTCAGAGATAAAGTATTGGCCAGGTGGGATTGAGAAAGAACCAGATTTTCAAAAAAGACAAATTAATAATAGTCTCTCATATTTTTACAGTTTAAGTGAAGTTAATAGAATAAGAAAATTATATGAGTATAGAAATAAAATTAAATATGATTATATTATAAGATGTAGAACAGATACACAAATTAATCAAAAGATTAGGTATGAGGATTATGAAAAAAATGCAGTTCATTTTACATCATTAATGGCACCTCCACCATTTATCAATGACTGGTTTAATTTTGGTGGGTCTGAAGCTATGGAGGGATTCATGGGTGTCTTTCCTCTACTAAGGTATTTGATGTTACAGACTAAATGTAGTCGTGAAGATACCTGGTGTATAGAATTGGTTCATGTAGAACTGTTAGATACATTAGGTATCCCACTTGAAAGACATCCATTTTCTGTCACTCTTCCGAGGTTTTAAAAATTGACTAGTATAGTATTTGCAAAAGCACCTCTCAGGATGGCATTGTCTGGTGGAGGGACAGACCTTGAACCTTATTGGAGAAAGTATGGTGGGGTTGTTCTTAACGTTACAATAGATCAATATGCATATTGTAAAATAGAACCTGCAGAAAAATGGATATTTAAAAGTGTTGATTTAGGATTGGAAGAGGAAATAGATAATATTGATTTTAATTATTCAACGAGTTCTTTGAAACTTTTAATTAATACTTATCAATACCTTACTAAAAATTTAAATAGAGAACCTGTAAAAATTACCACATATGTTGAAGCACCACCTGGCAGTGGTTTGGGAAGTTCAAGTGCTCTTGTTGTTTCATTGACTGCTGCTATAACTGAGTATTATAATATTCCTATGGGTGAATATGATATAGCAGAAGCATCTGTAGAAATAGAAAGAAAAATTTGTGATCTTCCTGGTGGTAAGCAAGACCAATTTGCTGCTGCCTTTGGGGGATTTAATTTTATAGAATTTTTACAAGATGGTAGATCTATTGTTAATCCTCTGAGGTTGAATTATAAACATCAAAATATGATGGAGTTAAATACTGTTCTTTATTATGTTGGTAAACCTCGTTCAGATTCAAGAGTTATTGAAGGGACACAGAAAAAATTATTAGTAGATGATGTTGTAACTAATGCAACTCATAAAATTAAACAAGCATGTATAGAATATAAAAATTGTTTACTAACTGGAGACTTTGAAAAAATATCAGAATTGATGCAAACATACTGGAAGATGAAATTAAAAACTAATCCTAATGTAGCATCACCAGAAATATTAGATGCGTATGATTACGCTTTGCAAAATGGTGCTACAGGTGCTAAAATATCAGGTGCAGGTGGTGGTGGACACATGGTTCTTTTTACTAAGTTTGAGGAGAGGCATAAATTAATTAGTGCTCTGAAGAAAAAACAAGGAAGAGTTGTTCCATTTAAATTTGTTAAACATGGAGTAGATGTATGGAGACAATAGAAATACATCCCAAAGGTTGGGGATATGAAAAATGGATAACCAATTCAAATCTTTATTGTGGTAAACTTTTGTTTTTTAATAAAGGTAAGAAATGTTCTTGGCACTATCATAAGATAAAGGATGAAACTTTTTATCTTCAAAGTGGAGAATTATTAGTTCGATATTCTGAGGATGATGATTTGGAAAACTCTAATCAGATAATATTAACCAAAGGTGATTCATTTCATGTGTATCAAGGATTAAGACATCAAATGTTAGCTATAGAAAATTCTGAGTTGTTTGAATTTTCAACACAGCATTTTGAAGAAGATAGTTATAGGATTATTAGAGGAGATTAGATGTTAAAAATTATAGGAGCAAAAGGTAACATTGGAAGTAGATTGTTAGAAAAATCATCTGATGACGTTGAAGTAATAACAACACGTTTAGATAAAAAACTTGACTATGATTTTCAATCCTTAACTGATAAAGATACAATAGCATTTTGTGCTGCTATATCTGAACCAACTATTTGTGCTAATAATCCCGAATTAGCAATAATGGTCAACGTTGAAAGAACAATAGAGTTCATAGAAAAATCAATACAATATGGTGCAAGAGTTATTTTCTTATCAAGTGATACAGTCATTAACAACGTCGGTATCTATGCACGTATGAAATTTGAAGTTGAAAAATATTTTCTAGGAAATCCTAATGTTAAATTTTTAAGATTATCATATAACTTTTTTAGACAGGATAGATTTACTTCCTATCTTGAGAAATGTGTATTGAATAATGAGGTTGCAGAAGTGTTCTCACCCTTTGAAAGATATGTGATACATAGAGATGATACAGTAGATGCTATTTTAAGTTTATCTAAAAATTGGATTGGTTCACAAATTATTAATTGTGGAGGACTTGAAATTGTTTGTCGAAAGAAAATTGCTGAAGTTTTAAAAGAAGAAGTATTTCCTAACTTAAAGATAAAAATTGTCAAACCACCAGAAAAGTTTTACAAAGATAGACCTCCTTCTATTACAATGGTGTCTACTGAACTTTCTAGTATTTTGGGGAGACCTCAAAGAAGTTTAAGAGAAGCAATTCGTATGGAGTTTGTATGAAAACTATTTTAATTACAGGGATTACTGGTCAAGTAGGTTCTCAGTTAGCAGATTATATTCTTAATAATACTAATCACAATGTGGTTGGTATGATGAGATGGCAAGAACCACTGGATAATATCTATCATCTTAGTAATCGTATTAATAAAAAGGATCGTATATCTCTTTACTATGCAGATTTAAATGATGCTGGATCTGTAAGAAATATGATAGAGAGTGTAAGACCTGATTATATTTCCCACTTAGCAGCACAATCGTATCCTAAAACATCATTCGATATACCGATAGAAACATTACAAACTAATATTATTGGGACTGCTAATCTGCTTGAATCTATTCGTCAAACTTCTGACTATGATCCTGTAGTTCATATATGCTCTTCATCTGAAGTGTATGGTAAAGCACCCACTGGTATTAATTTATCAGAGGATACTCCCTTTCATGGGTCTAGTCCTTATAGCATCAGTAAGATAGGTACAGATTATCTTGGTAGATTTTATGGTGAAGCTTATGGTATTAAAACATTTGTTACTAGAATGGGAACTCATACAGGACCAAGAAGAAGTGATGTATTTTTTGAAAGCACTGTGGCAAAACAAATTGCATTGATAGAATCAGGATTACAAGAACCAATAGTCTATGTTGGAAATTTATCTAGTGTTAGAACGTTCCAAGACTGTAGAGATGCTGTAAGAGCTTATTGGTTATTGATGAATGCGAATGTAAATCCAGGAGATTACTTTAATATTGCAGGAGAAGAATCATTTAAATTAACTGAGGTAGTTGATATTCTTCTAGGTTTTAGTGATATAGATATTGAAGTTAGAGTTGATAACGATAGGTTACGACCCATAGATGCTGATTATCAAATGTTTGACAATACTAAAATATCGAGTATAATTGATTGGAAGCCAGAAATTTCTGCGAAACAAATGTTTTTAGATCTTCTCAATCATTGGAGATTTGAAATTAGTAAAGGAAAAGTTCCATTAAATAGATAATGAAAATTGTAATTTGGGGTCATCCCCTAGGAACACATACACATTCGTATTCTAATCAAGGATACTACAATGCGTTTAAACATCTAGGACATGATATACATTGGTTCCCTGATGAAAAACCACCTGAAGATTTTGATTTTTCCAATACAATTTTTATTGGAGAGGGAGATCAAGGTGCAAAACATATTCCTATTAATGATACTAGTACATATTTTATGATGTATCTTCCTGATCCTAGGAAGTTTGATGGTGCAAAGAGGTTAGTTGATGTTCGATTGACCGCAAAGAACTGTAAAGATCATATCTATGATTTCTCTTTTGACGCAAGTAAATGTAAAAAGATGGGACCTAGTGTATGGTATGAACCTAAACAAGAAGGACTAGTTCATTTTAAAAATAATTATGTTGATGCAGAGATACCTGATGTTGATAAGATGTATATTAGTTGGGCAAGTAATCTTCTTCCACATGAGATAGATTTTGATGAGATGTATAGGGAGAGGGAGAATGCTATATGGTTTTGTGGCACTATTTCCCAACATGGACAGGCAGAAAACTGGTCTAACTGGACACCATTTATTGAACAGTGCTCAGAAAATGGATTAGATTTTCATTATAATGATGTATGGCAAAACCCATTGTCATTTGATGATGTGATGGAACTTACTAGACGGTCTATGCTTGGTGTAGACATACGTGGTAAATGGCATGTAGAAACTCGTGTAGTAACTTGTAGAGTTTTTAAAAACATAAGTTATGGTCATTTGGGAATGACTAATTCTCAACAAATTTATGAGGAAATGGATGGTAATATGATTTACAATCCAGATTGTTCTGAATTATTTCATGATGGAATGAAAAATCGTAAGAACTATGATTTAATACGTAAAGGCATGCAGTATGTAAAAGAAAATCATACTTATATTAATCGTGCTAAATCTTTATTATCAATTTATGAGGAAGGATTATGAATCAGGTAACTTTTGTATCTGCTTTGTTCAATATAGATCGAGTTGATGGTCGTAAATGGGATCAATATTTAAAGTGGTTTGAAAAAACACTTAAGTTGCAAGTTCCCATGGTTCTTTTTGTTGAAGATAGTTTAAAGGATTTTGTTAATGAGAAAAGGGGTGACCTTCCTACAAAAATAATATGTCAAACTGTTGAAGAAATACCTTATTATCATTTGAAAGAATCAATACAAAAAATACTTGATTCTGATGATTATAAAAATAATATTTCTGATCCAGATCGTATTGAATGTAAACAGGCAATGTATTCTATAATTCAATATTCAAAGTTTCCTTGGTTAAATCATGCAGCAAAATTAAATTCATTTGATTCTGACGTATACTTTTGGTTGGATGCAGGTGCATCAAGATTTTTTAATAATTTTGATTTGACTGAATTGTATCCTGGTAAATCAGCTATCGAATCACTTGAGGGTATGGGTGAGAGTTTTTTAATTCAAATGAATTCTGAATATTATAAAGATTTATATGAGGCATCCGAACTTTCCAAAGAATATTTGTATGATAATAGATCTTATGTTCTTGGTTCTATGTTTGGTGGACATAAAAATGTTATACCTAAGATAGTAGACATGGTAGATGATGTTTTAATTAATAAGATGATGACAGAGAATAATGTTAATAATGAACAGATTGCATTGGGTTATTTGGTTAAAAAATATCCTGATGATTTTGCCATATATACTAGAACAAATGGTGAACATATGGATCTCTTTACGGAGTTGAGTAACTAATGAAAATTTCAATTATTGGACCTGGCATAATGCCTATTCCACCCACAGGATGGGGTGCTGTAGAAATATTAATTTGGGATAGTAAAAATGCATTAGAATTATTGGGACATGAGGTGCAAATAGTTAACACTAAAAACGGAGTAGAAATATTAAAACAAATTAATTCTTTTCTACCTGATTTTGTTCATGTTCAATATGATGAGTTTATCCCACTCATACCTTATATTCAATATCCAAATGCAATTACAAGTCATTTTGGGTATCTTGAAAGAAGGGAGATGTTTAATGGGTATATAAATGTAGCTAATGAATTTCAAAAAATAAAACCAAATGTATTTTGTTTATCTGAGGGTATACAAAAGGTTTATAATATTATGTTTGACATTCCAAAAGAAAAAACTTTTGTTACTCCAAATGGTGTAAACGTAGACCGATTTAGAAAAACAGATAATCCAAAATATTCTGATAGAAGTATATACTTAGCAAAGATTGATTATCGTAAGAGACAACATATGTTTCAATCAATTGATAGTTTATGGTATGCAGGTAACAATGCTGACAATCGTTTCAATATTCATAGAAACTATTTGGGTGAGTGGTCAAAAGAAACTTTATATAATAATTTAACTGAGTATGGCAATCTTGTATTGTTATCTGATGGTGAGGCACACCCATTAGTTTGTATGGAAGCACTTGCCGCTGGGTTAGGGGTTGTTGTTTGTCAATGGGGTGCAGCAAATCTTGATGCATCTAAAAACTTTATTACTGTTATACCTGAGAGTAAGATAACAGATATAGCATATATTGAGTCAAAAATAATTGAAAACAGAAATTACTCAATCAAGAATAGAAAAGAAATATTAGAGTATGCTAATCAGTTTGATTGGGTAAACGTTATGAAAGACATATATGTTCCTACTATTGAGAGGATCATTAAGTGAAAAATTTAGTTAGTATTTTTGCAGGTCATGACTCTAACGTGACCTTTTATAATGCAGAAAAAAATGAATACCATCTAATAGAAATAGAAAGGTTAGTAAAGAAAAGATATTTCAGATTGCATGTTGATAATGATATTGAATATCAAAAAGAAATACTTAGAAAATGTGTTGAGGTGGCAGAGTCTGAGTGGGGTATTAAAAATGATTATGAAGTAGTATTGATTTGTTCTGATGGTTTTTTAGAATTTGATTGTAGAGAAATATTCAACACAGAAAAAGTAACTACAGTAGCAAGTCATCATCAGACTCATGCTGTAGCTGCATTTCATTTATCACCATTTAAAGAGGCACTGATACTATCATATGATGGTGGGGGTGATGACGGACATTTCAATATTTACTCTGCCAATCAGTCAGGTGTTAAACTTTTAAATAGAATCAAATCTGATTTTGGTGGAGGATATCTTCTATGTGGATCAATGATACGTGAGGTTGCAGAAAAAAGTAGACATCAATTAGCATTATCTGGTAAACTTATGGGACTATGTGGGTATGGAAAAGTCATACCAGAATTTGTATCTTCATTCGCAGAATTTTTCTTTGATAGGGATTATCAAAAACTATCTAATCAAACAAATTTACCACTTAAAAATGTAGAAGACCCATGGAAAAATCCACTTGATAATTGGGTGTTTGAAAATCAGTATGGATATGATATTGCTGCAACTGCACAAGCAGGATTTGAGAAAGCATTTTTCAGTGTCTTAGATAAGTACGATACAAATGTACCATTGATTCTTACTGGTGGATGTGCATTAAATGTTCTAGTAAATGAAAAAGTAAAACACTATTATAATAGAAAATTATTTGTTCCACCTAATCCTCATGATGGATCTCTATCTTTAGGACATATTTTTTCATATAGAAAACCAACAACTCAAGTCGATATTACATATAATGGATTGCCTTTATTAGATCGTAATGAACTTGATGATTATATTAAAAAGTACAATGCTAAAAAAATAGATAAAAAAGATATAGCACAATTAATTAAAGATGGTAAAATATTGGGATTAGTATATGGTGATTCTGAAGTTGGTCCTAGAGCATTAGGTAATCGTTCTATTGTATGTGATCCTAATATCATTGATATGAAAGATATATTAAACTCTAAAGTAAAATTTAGAGAATGGTATAGACCTTTTGCACCTTTCTGTAAGAAAGAAGAAGCACACAAATGGTTTGATAGTAAAAACTTTGATAACTTGGAGTACATGAGTTATGCTCCTATGGTCAAAGTAGATACACTACCATCTATTACACATGTAGATAATACTGCTAGACTTCAAACAGTTACAGAAAAATCACATCCACACTTCTATGAATTACTTACAGAGTTTGGTAAGATATCAGAGACTAATGTTCTATTGAATACTTCATTTAACATTAGAGGATATCCTATTCTTTCTAGAATTGAGGATGCATTATACGCACTAAATAATACTGACATGGATTATGTCATTATTGAAGATTATTTATTTAAAAAATGAGAAAAATTTTTATAGATTGTGGAACTCATATGGGAATGGGATTCTCAAGAATTGTAGATATTCTTGATATAGATCATGAGTGGGAAACTTTTGGATTTGAAGCAAATCCTCTTGTCTATAATCAATATATAAAGAATATACAATCAGGGAATTATCCCCCTTTAAATAATAAAAATATTACTCTTGAAAATAAAGCAGTATGGATTAATAATGGACATATAGATTTCTCATTGAGAGGTATCACAGACTATCATTTTGATAATGTTTATAGAGATGGTAAGGATGAATCTAATCCTTTTTATAAACAGTCATGGGAACCTGGATTATGTAATATGGTTGCCAAAGATCATGGTTTAAAGGAAGAAGAAATACTCAACATGCCTTGGGATGGTGGATCCACTGTAACTGAAATAAAAGGAAAGATTAAAGGTAAAGATATTGACAAAATGTATAAGTGGCATGAAAATGTAAAAGTTGAATCTATTGATTTATCTCAATGGATAAAGGAAAATTTTAAAGAAGAAGATCTTATAGCTATGAAGATGGATATAGAGGGTGCAGAATATACTGTGTTGCCAAAAATGATTGAAGATGATACAATAAAATATATTAACTATGCTTTTATAGAATGGCATGACTGGTTTTTACCTGAGTATAAAGATAAAACTTTGGAATTAAAAAGTAGTCTTAGAGATTCTAATGTTCAAGTTACGGCTTGGTATTGATTATGAAAATTGATTTAGGAACTTATGAATTGGATTGTGCTTTTGATCCAAGAGAACAATTTAATAATGATAAAGAGAAACTACCCATAGAAGATATTGGATTTATATACAACTGTGTTTTTAAACAACAAAAAGCTTTTGAGTATTCAGTTGAATCTATACAAAAAATATATCCAAAGTCTAAAATATATGTTGTTTCTGATGGAGGTCTTGATTATACTTACATGGAAGATGAAAATATTAAAGTATCGATGGAAGAAGATTGTAAGTCACCACTTAAGAAGATAGATGGTGAGAATTTCTTACTACCTGAACATCAAGAGGCAACCAAAAAAGAAATGGCTGCTACCATAAGGAGAATGGAAGCAGGAATAAAACATTGCAATAACCCAGAGTGGATTTGTGCAACAGAACCAGATGTCCTTATCAGAGATAAAATATCTTATCCTAAGAATGGTAAATTATTAGGTAGTAGAATAAACTATGCGTGGGTATCAGACAAAGCATTGGAACAATTTATGGGATTGAATGACTTAATATCAAAAGTGGATGGATCAATACCAGTATTACGATGGGGTGCTGTTCCTATCATATTCCATACACAAACTTTTCTTAAAGCACTCAAGGTTTATAAAGAAAATTTTGATATAATGGATAAGTTTTCAGAAAGACATTATGCACCTGGTACTTTTGACTTATTCATAGGTTTAATATTTGCACTTATTGGAGAACCAGAAGTGTATAATACAGACATCACAGAGTGTCTTAGAAACCCATCATGGAAAACATCAAATCACCCAGTCGTGCATCAATATAGAGTGCACTATGAAAAATCAGATCATTACTAGGAGAATCATGGATCGAATTGACAGTTACGAAGATCTAACAAATGATATTGTTAGGTGGTTGAAAGATTATTATTGGCAGTATAGTATCAAAGCATTTGTGGTAGGTGTATCAGGTGGTATTGATTCTGCTGTTGTGTCTACTCTATGTGCAAGAACAGGATTACCCACTTATATTCTTACAATGCCTCTGGATTCAAGTGCGAAGAATACAGAATTATCTGACGCACACGCACTGGCATTGAAAGAAAAATATGATAATGTCACACATTATAATATTGACTTAACAGAACCATATCACAAATTCATATCTACGATTGGATTACAGACAGCACCAGAAGGTTTTACTGCAAATCGAGAGTTGATAACAAACAATCTTGCTAATGCCAATACCAAATCACGAATGCGTATGGTAACTCTATATCAAATCGCAGGTGTTGTGGGTGGTATTGTTGTAGGTACAGGTAACAAAGTGGAGGATTATGGAGTCGGTTTTTATACTAAGTATGGTGACGGTGGTGTTGATATCGCCCCTATTGCTGACCTTTATAAATCGGAGGTCTGGTTCTTAGGAGAATACTTAGAAGTAGATCAGAGAATCGTAGATGCAAAACCAACTGATGGTTTATGGGATGACTCAAGAACAGATGAGGATCAACTTGGTGCATCATACGAAGAACTGGAAGAAGCAATGGAGACAGGAAAAGGTTCAGGTCTTCAAGTTCTTCAAAAATTTAACACACAAAATAAACACAAAATGGAACCAATCCCAACATTTAAATTGGAGAAAGTGTAATGACAAAAGTTGCTATGATAGGTGTTGGCAAATTAGGTCAAGCCTGTGCAGAAGTTATGGCAGAGACATATCCACTTGTAGGATATGATGTTTCTCCTAGAGAACCAAAGAATTTTCCTATGGTTGATACTATGAAGGAGGCAGTTGAATATGCTAATATAATTTTTGTTGCTGCACCCACTCCACATGATCCAAAGTATGATGGAAGAGAACCAACCGCACATCTTCCTAATAAAGATTTTGACTATACAATCGTTAAGGACATTTTAACTGAAGTAAATAAATGGTCTAATAGAGACCAGTTAGTTGTATTAATTTCTACTGTTCTACCAGGTACAACTAGAAGAGAGTTAGAACCTCTTATTAATAATGCTAGATTCATTTACAATCCATATTTAATTGCTATGGGTACAGTTGCATGGGATTTTGTTAATCCTGAGATGCTTATGATAGGTACTGAGGATGGTTCTGAGACTGGTGATGCCAAAGAATTACTTAAATTCTATAAACCTATGATGGAAAATAATCCAAGATATGTTGTGGGCACATGGGATGAGTGTGAATGTATTAAGATTTTCTATAACACATTTATATCTGCTAAATTAAGTCTGGTTAATATGATTCAAGATGTGGCAGAGAAGCAAGGTAATATTGATGTGGATGTGGTTACAAATGCCTTAAAAGATTCTGATCAAAGAATTATGGGTCCACGTTATATGACTGCTGGTATGGGTGATGGTGGAGCATGTCATCCTCGTGATAATATAGCTCTTAGATGGATGTCTGAGAACCTTGGATTAGGTTATGATCTCTTTGATGCAATTATGGAAGCAAGAGAAATACAAGCTAGGAATCTTGCAGAGAAGTTAGTAAGAACAGGGTTAGAGAATGTTGTTATTGTGGGTAAGGCATATAAACCTCATGTTCCATATGAAGCAGGATCTTATAGTTTGTTAGTAGGGCATTATGTGAAAGAATTTGGTGTTAATGTTTATTATGATGATGAATATACGGGTGATAAACCACCAGAGAATCTTGGAGCTGCTGCATATCTATTGGCACATGATCCTGAGACAACATTCTTAGGTTGTCTAGACCCAGATCCAGATAAACAACAAAAAGATATATTTCCAAAAGGTTCTATTATCATAGACCCTTGGAGAAAGTGCCCATCAATTACTGGTTGTGAAGTAATTCATTATGGCAATACAAGATTGATGAAATGAAAGTATTAGTTACAGGACATCTTGGTTTTATAGGAAGTCATGTTTATAAACATCTTCTATCACACGGACATGAAGTTGATGGTTATGATATTCCACAAGATTTGGGTGATTTCAAAACAAATAAAAAGTATGATGTTGTAATACATCTAGCAGCAAATGCTGCAATACGTGAGGCAATTGAAAATCCTGATTTGTTTTGGGAAAATAATGTTGTAAAATCTAAACCAATATTTGATTATTGTAGAGATAATAATGTAAGATGTTTGTATGCTAGTTCTGCATCTGTTTATGAATGGTGGATAAATGCTTATGCAATATCTAAAAAAGTAAATGAAATACAAGCACCACCAAACAGTGTAGGTATGAGATTTTTTAATGTATGGGCAGAAAAAGTAAGTCGTTCAGATATGTTATATCGTATGCTTGAGGAAAAAACTGCAACTTATTTGACAAGACACAAGAGAGATTGGATTCATGTTAATGATATTGTATCTGCCATTGCAACTTTGATTCCTAGCAGTTATACTGGAATATTAGATGTTGGTACAGGAAATCCTGTATCAGTAATTGACCTTGCAACTAAAATGGGAATGGGACATTTACCTATCAAAGAAGATACACCAGGTGAAAGAGATATTACCTGTGCTGATGTATCACAATTAATGAGTCTTGGATGGACTCCTACAATTAACATTCTTGACTAACATGGATAAAAACAAAGCAGTATTTAAATTAAAAGGTCTTCCACCCATATATTATATTAATCTTGATGGTCAACCAGAGAGAAGAGTATATATGGAAGCTCAGTTTAAGTATTGGGAGATAGAAAATTACACCAGAGTATCCGCATATGATGGTCGTGAAGATGATCTTGGAGGAATTTTAAAAGGAAAGTATCCAGATAATATGTTATCAGGTGAAGTTGGATGTACCACCTCACATCTTAAAACAATTAAATTGTTTCTAGAAGAGTCGGATGCACCATGTGCACTTATAATGGAGGATGATTGTTCTTTAGATCCTGTATCTTGTTGGGGATTTACGTGGAGAGAATTCTACTCAAAAATTCCATATGATTATGATGTCATGCAATTAGCTGTTATTAATCCAGCAGAAGTTCACATGAAAGTTCATCGTAGATTTGTAAATGATTTTTCAACAGCATGTTATATGATTACTAGACATCATGCACAAAAACTTGTAAACCTTCATTGTCGTGATGATAAGTATAAGATTGATCAGGGAGTTAGACCTAGAGCAGTTGCGGATGATTTAATTTATAATTCTGGAAATACTTTTGCAATACCTCTTTTCTTATACAGATTACAGATGGGTTCCTCAATTCATAAAGAACATGTTGAAGTTTTTCATAGATCAAGTTATGAAGGTTTAGATAATTTTTGGAGAAATCAAGCAAATCAAATTACAGATTGGACACCATATTTTGAGTATGATCCATTTTTTGGTAGACTCCCACCAGGTTGGGAAGGTAAATGATAAGGAAAAATTATAACAATTATTAACATAAACTAAGTCTATTAGCATTTTAAGACTGGGATCATGGGATTTATGTTAAGTTTCTTGACAAAACTTTATATTTACTATATAATTATGTTACGTTTCTTAATAAAACTTAAATGACTGTTACAACAGAATCAGGTGGAAGACAGAATGCTTTCCCAAATGAAACAAGACCTTACATTGACGAAAGTGTTTCTTATGAAGGATATCCTCAGAACGCTGAAAAAGTTAATGGTCGTTGGGCAATGATTGGTTTCGTAGCACTACTCGGTGCTTACGTAACTACAGGACAAATCATACCAGGTATTTTCTAATGGATTTTTCACATCCTTATTGGAAATATGCTGAACTAGTCAATGGTCGTTTAGCGATGCTTGGTCTAGTAATCGGCACAATCAATTATGGTCTATTCGGATGGATAGCACCAGGTTTATTTTAACAAACAATTACACAAGGTAAAAACAATGACTCCAGAAGCAGAAAGATTTAATGGTTGGGCAGCAATGCTCGGTTTCGTAGCAGCAGTAGGCGCATATGCTACAACAGGAAACATCATTCCAGGTATCTTCTAATGAATAAAGAAGTTACAAAGACAGTAGAAAAAGAAAAGGTTGTTGCAGAAACAATCAATGGTAGACTAGCAATGCTAGGCATCATAGCAGGTATCGGAGCATACCTAACAACAGGACAAATCATTCCTGGTTTTGTATAAATGCCAGAGTTGTCCGCAACAAATGAAATATCACCCTTTATGGCAATCCTATGGTGTCTTTACCCCATAGGAATTGTCGTTTTCATTGAATTATTTCTTCGTGCCATGAGTGGTGACGATGATGATGACGATGAGGGTGGTGGAATCATGACCCCAGTATATCAAGGAGCATAATGCAACACATTTTATTCACAACAATAGTCACACTCTACATCGTGACAGGTGTAGGTAACATCGCATTCGCATGAAGAAAATATTCTATAGCCCATACTATTCATTGTATGAGTTTGGATTCTTTATAATTATAGGTACAGCAGCAGGAATGGCAGGATTAATTTAATGAGCGACCTTATGTCACAATCATACCATGATGTCATGGAAGTATATAAAAGACCAATGAGTGTCAAATATATACCCACATTCTTCTGGGCAATTTTATCTGTCATATTTTTATCTCTAGCATTTCCAGAACTTGCTCATGCAGATGTACCAGTATTATATGTACAAGTCCCACAGTGGACTGATGATTGGGCAGTATGTGCAGTTGATATACCTGATGCTCAATGTCATTGGTATGTACAACAGGCAGACAATACATTTGGTGAAGGATTTGATTGGGAGACAGCACCATGGTTTGATATTAATGGATTAAACGATGTACCACCTATACAGAAAGAAACAGTAGTACAACGTTTGCAGGAAGTCAATTACAAAAAATGAACTATTATCATACATTTTTAATGTTTATATCAATATTTTCTGGAACTGTATTAATAACTACATTTGCAGTTATAATGATGTCTGGTATGATAGATAGATAATAAATAGTGAAAAAATTATTTTATGTCAGAATTTTCAGAACACGTAAATGATCTGTGGGAAGACATGGATCGTCTCAATGCCATGTATGAAGAACTCATGTGGGATAATGATGACGTATTAGAATTTGTTGCAGATTATAAAAACAATCGAATAATTATTAGGAATAGAACACACGAAGGTGAAAGAAAAGAAAATGAAGTATAATATAAGTATCAAGAATAAAAAAAGTTGAAAAAATTTAGCACCCTTTCTACTGGTATCAAGGAACGTTTATTTTATACATTGGGTAAACATCCAGAGAATGCATCTCTACATGATTTCTATATGGCATTAAGTTATGCTGTAAGAGATCAGATGATGACTTATTGGTTAGATACAAAACCATCATCTAAGAAAGAGGTGGCATACCTATCGGCAGAATTTTTAATCGGTCCTCAACTCAATAATAATTTACTCAGTCTAGGAATAGTAGAAGAAGCAAGGGTAGCACTACAGGAATATGATTTAACTTTAGAACAAGTTTTAGACATGGCAGAAGAACCAGGATTGGGTAATGGTGGTCTTGGTCGTCTTGCTGCATGTTATATGGAATCTTTGGCATCTCTCAAAGTTCCTGCCACAGGATATGGTATAAGATATAAGTATGGTATTTTTAAGCAGCAGATAAAGAATAATCAACAGATAGAAGTTACTGACAACTGGTTACACGGAGATTGGCCATGGGAACTATGCCATCCAGACGAGTCTGTGCTGATTGGATTTGGTGGTAAGGTAGAGAACTATATTTCAGACAGAGGAAACTACAGAGTAAGATGGGTTCCTGATGAACAGGTAATTGCTGTTCCCTATGACATCCTCCAGTTAGGATATAAGGTCAATAATTGTAATCGAATGAGATTGTGGAGAGCAGATGCGACTGAAACATTTGATTTCTATGCATTTAATATCGGTGACTACATGGGGTCTGTAGAACAAAGTGTGTCTTCTGAGACTATATCTAAGGTTCTATATCCAAATGATGGTACAGACCAAGGTAAGGCACTAAGATTAAAACAACAACACTTCTTTGTGAGTGCATCACTGCAGGACATGATAAGAAGTCTTGATAAGAGAGAGATACCTGTAGAACAATTCCCAGAATACTGGCAGGTTCAGTTAAATGATACTCACCCTGCAATTGCTGTGGCAGAGTTGATGAGACTACTTGTAGATGAGAAGCACCTTAAATGGGAAGCAGCATGGGAGATTGTAACTAAATCGATTGCATATACAAACCATACTCTATTACCAGAAGCACTGGAGAAGTGGGACTTAAAATTATTTAAGACTCTTCTACCAAGACACATGGACATCATCTATGAAATCAACCGTAGATT